CGCCACTCGGCCTGCACCTGGTAGTGGGCAGTGAGAGAGCGCAGCCGGTGGCGGGCTGCGCCGGTTTCCATCTCGGTGCGCAGGAGGCTGGGCCGGGGTGAGAGGCTGTAGCCCTCCACGCGAGGCGGCGGCAGGGTTTCGGGCCAGACGGACAGGTTGTTCACGGTGGTCATCGCACGGCTCCCATGGCCGGGTTCAAGCCATAGCGGCGCTCCAGGGTCGGCGCGATACCTGTACCCTGGCTGATGGCACGCGCCATGCGGCCTTCGATCTGCTCGATAAAGACGTCCAGACGCAGGCCGCCATCCGGTTGGCGCTGCTGCTCGATCCGAGCATCTACCCCTTGGGCCTTGTTGACCACGTTGACCTGCACGTTGACCGCAGGTGGCTGAGACTTGGCCGACAAGGCACCGCCCAGCGCACGCAGCTGCCCGCGGGTAAAGACCGCCTCACCCTCCTGGGCGATGATGGGCACTTCACCCGAAACGATGCCGCCGCTGTGAAACCGTGGAGCACCGGCGAAGACGCCCGGATGCACGGAGCGGGTCAAGAGCACATCGGATCCGATCACGCCACCGCTGTGGGCCACATTGGCCATGGTGCCCATCAGGTCGCTGCTACCAGCGGGGAATGCAGATCCCGCTGTGCCACTACCCATACCGGGAATCACACTGCCCAACCAGTTGGCTAACGGCAAGGTGATGGCACGCTGGATCTGGATGCGCACCAGGTCCGCGACGATGGAGTCGGCCAGGCTGCGGAAGTCGAGCTTGCCGGTCATCACAAAGCGGGTGAGCGCATCCTCCATGGAACGGAAAGCGTTAACCGTGACCTGCTGGGCGCGTTTGGCGGCGTTGGTCGCATCGTCGATGTAGGACTTGAGCGCCGACTGGGCGCCGTACTCGAAGCTGCGCTGATAGTTGCCATTGGCCCTGACCAGTTCTTCGATGATCGGTAGCTGCCGCGCCAGGGCGTCATTGATCGCCTCCAAGGTCTGCACCCGCAGGCTGGCGTCTTCAATCTGGTTGGCCTCCTTGCGCGCGGTGGCACCGGACTTTTCCAGATCGGTGCGGGCTTGCAGTACGGCGCGCTCGGTGTCCGACAGATCCAGCATCTCGCGCTGCAACTGCAAGGCTTCGATGCGTTGGCGGTTGCCACCAATCAGGCCCTCTGTGATCTTGCGCGAGGCGGCTTCTTCTTTTTCATAAGCGTCGAAAGCTTTGTTGGCTTCCTTCTGGCGTTCGATGGCTTCGAGCACCTGGATGTACTGCTCGGCTTCGGCCGCCACGCCCTTGTAGCCCTTGGCTTCGATCTGCAAGGCACGGGCACGCAGTTCGGCGGCCTCGCCCTCCTGGGTGCGGGTCAGGCGCGAGCGCAACTGGTTGAGGAATGCTTCGCCTTCATTGAGTTTTTCTGCGGGTTGGGGCTTTTGAAAGCCGGACAGGTCCAGCTCCATCCGAGGCTTGCGCGGCAGCGTCGGCAGCAACTTGTCGTAGATGGCCTGCACTTCCTTGGCCTGGGCCTCGGTGTCCAGCACGAACTTTTGGCCCATGACGCGCACCGTGCGGCGCTGCTCGTCGAAGAACTTAGCCACCCGGTCCACGTAGCCCGGGTTCTGGTTGATGTTGAAGAGCCGATCGTTGGCCGCGCGTACGTAGTCGTCCCGCGCGCCCTGCAGTTTGGCGATCTCGGCATCGATGACCTTGGGATCGAACCCCATGGACTTCATCGAACGCAGCAGGTCGGTCTTGAACCAGGTCTCGATGTCCTTGCCGACCACCGACAAGCTGTCAAAGGGTTGGGCAATCACCCGCTTGGCCAGCACAGCCGATTCAGCAATGAAGGCCAGGCCCGAGGCGACGGACTCCAGGAAGGCCAGGATGGCTTCGCGGTTGCCGGAGATCTTTTGCAGCTCGTTGCTGAAGCTGCTGGTTTCGCCCTGCGCCAGGATCACCTGCTCGGTGAAGTCGGCCAGCACCGGGATGACAGCGGCGCCGATCTGGCGTTGCACGCCTTCGAGCATGGCGCGCAGACGGTCCAGGTTGTCATTCAGGAGTTCTGCTGCCTGCGCGGTCTGGCTGTTGATGACCAGCCCAAAGCGTTCAGCTTCTTCCATCAAGGCGGTGATGCCTGCACGCCCCTGGTTGAGCAGGGGGATCAGGCTCATTCCTTCCTTGCCGAAAAGCTTGATGGCCAGCGCCGCCTTGTCGGCCCCATCGGGCATGTTGGCGAATTTATCGGCCAGGTCGAGCAGGACCTGCTCAGTGGGCCGGATTTGGCCAGACGCATCCACCGCCGAGACGCCCAATGCCTTGAGTGCGGCGCTGCCCTCTTCGCCCTGGACCTGGGTGTCGAACATGGCCACCGACAAGCGCTGCAGGCCTTTGACCAGGCCCTGCAAGTCGGTGTCGGACATTTGGGCCACATAGGTCAGAGCCGACAGAGCTTCCACCGAAACCCCCGTCTTTTGCGCCAAGTTGGCCAACTCGTCGGCGGTGTTGGCCACCGGGAGAACCAAGGCGGTGATGCCCACGCCCACGGCGGCGAGTCCAGCACCGGCGATCAGGCCGGCAGGGCCGAGCTTGCCCAGGACCGAGCCCAGCATACCCAGCCGGTCGGTGGCAGCCTGCAGCTGGAACTTGGCGTCGTTGGCTTCATTGGACAGGAGCTTCAGGCCACTGGAGGCCGGAGTTGACGCCGCCTCGATTTTTTTGAGCGAGCGCTCCCCCTTCTCGCCGATTTCGGACAGCTCAGCCTTGACCTTGCCGCCGTCGACCACGGACAGCCGGATGGAGAGGTTGCGTTCAGCCATGGGGGAATTCAGTCGTCGTGTGAGTCGTTGGTCTATTCGTCATGTTGCAAGGTGCTCATAAGGCCCGCCTCAACCGCCGGGAACAGGTCAATCGCTGTGGCCTTGTCCAGACCGGTGCTTTCGCAAGCCAGCATCCAGGCGTTGAGATCCAGCCCGACCACACGGCCCTGCGCCATGCGCAACTGGCTGGCACAGACTTCAATCGCACTGGCGGCTTGCCAGCCTTCCAGGCTTTGGGGCGCGTTCATGGTGTACGGGCACTCGGGGCACGGATCGGGACAGGCGCTGCAGTAGCTCGGCCCGCCGCCAAAGTGCCACGCAGTGCGGGCCTTCAGACGTTTTTTTCTGATTCCAGGGCGTAGAGACCGGCGAGGTATTCACGCTCGAAGGCATCGGCCAGGAGCCAGTGCTCCATCAGGGCCGCCACACCCTCGGGTGTGACCGCAGCCGGTTTGCCCTTGTCATCGGCCACGCCTTCCCAGGCGAGCACCGCCAGCTTGGCCAGTTCGGTGATGAGCGTGGCGGTGCGCTCACCCGCAGCGGCGGTATCGGTACCGGCCACCTTGGAGGCAGCATGGCGTGCGGCCATCACCAGGGCAGTCGTGGCGGGGCGGACTTGCAGGCGCACGCCTGCGGCCAGCGTGATCCAGTGCGGTTCACGCGGAATGTTCAGTTTGATCATGGGAATGTCCTGGGTGAGAGTCAGTACGTGGTCACGTCGTTGACCAGTTCGACGGTGAGCATGCGAGCCACACTGGCGGCCTTGGCGGCTTGCCACTCGAAGGTGGCTTGAATGCCGCCCGGCCCCGAGATGGAGAGCTTGGGCTTGGGCAGATAGACCTCGTGCGCGATGAAGGTCAGGCGCCGCTCGGCGTCGATCGCGTAGCCGAAGGTCAACTCCAACGGGGTGTTGTTGGTGGCCGCATCGATCAGCGTGGTGTCGGCAAAGCGCACCTCCAGATTGCCGGTGAGGCTCGCCACCGTGGGATCAGCCCCGTCGATCTTGCCGTCAGAGCGGATGGTCTCGATGCGCTCCAGGTTGTTGGAGTAGGTCAGCTGGGCCGAGACCACGTTGCCAAGCGCCGCACCGCCCTGCTTGATGGAACCCTGGAACTGGTTGAAGCGGATCAGGTCACGGCTGGCGGGTGTGGCATCGAGCGTGGCGGCCAGCTTGGCTTCGCCCTGGGCGATCAAGCCCACGGTGGCATTCGCAGCACCGGAGCGGGCAAAGTCCACCTGCAGGCTGTTGACCATGACGCCGGAGGCCACGAACCAGGCCGGGATGTCGGGCAGGCCTGTCTCCAGCGTGAGGCTGGGCAGGCTCGGTTTGCCGGAGGTAAAGGTGTGGGTGACCACGCCGGATCCGCTGGTGCTGGCTTCACCCAGCAAGGCCTTGAGCCAGATGCCGATGTTGCGCACATCGATGGGCACGACGATGTCGCCTTCGACCTTGATGACATCGCGGATGGGCGCACTCGGATCACGCCCTAGACCAATCAGGTCGTTGGCAATCAGCCCCTGCTCGGAGCCGAGGGTGGTGGAGACGAAAGGCAGCTTCCAGTAGTCGCCCACTGGGTTGCTGCCATAGGTGGTTTCGAACGCGGCCAAGAGGCTGGCGTTCGCGCCGTAGGCACGGGCCATGATGACTCCTTGCAGGAATGGATGTGAATGGGTGTCGAAACGAGTGGTGCTGAATCAGTTCAGCGGACCCGAGCTGCTGTAGTGCAGGACCACGGGCAGTAAGCAGGCCTTGATGCCGCTGCTGCCGTCGGGGGCCAGTTCGTCGAACTTGGGTAGGCCGATCTCGGCGTACTCGACGGATCCGGCCAGCGTCCGGTCGGCTTCGATTAAGGCGGCCAGTTCAACCAACAGCCCGTCCATGCGGGCATCGCGCGCGCTGGCATCCGGGTCGGCCACGAACAGTTCGATGGCCACCTGGTGCTGCCAGTGGTAGGTCAGCGGCGAGAGCGACACCTCAGGCTCGCCCATCTCACCATCGCGCAAGATGGCCATGGCGTGGTCGGCGATGCGCTCAGGTAACGCGGCGTTGCGCTTGACCGTGGTGCCGAGGGACAGCTGACCAAGCACCGCAAACAGTGCGCCGATCGCGTTTTCTCTTTGGCTCATGACGCAGCCCCTTTACGGTCGGCTTCATCGAAACGGTTGGCAATGCGCTGGGCCAGGGTGCTGATCCAGCGACGAGAACTGCTTTCGATGTCGAATTTCTTCTTCAGGGTCACTTGCGGCACCAGCAGGAACATCGGAACAGTGACCAGTCCTCGGCCAGTCGCTTGGGCCTTTTGCGTGGCGGCGGAGAATCCACCGCGTTGGCCTTGGCGGGCGCGCTGGTTTTCTGCGACGAGGAGCGAGGGTTGGCCACGGCGGTAGACAAAGCGCAGGCGCTGGCCGCGCATTCGTTCCCACAGACCTGGCGTCATGCGTTTGCCGCGCGGGCCCTTGCCGGCAGCGGGTAGCGGGATCGCCAGCCAGAAACCGTCCTTGGATCGGATGGCGGCGCCCTGGTCATGCGCGCCGATGATGACCGGTGCCCGGCTGTAGACCAGGCCTGCCGCCTTGATGCTCATCTGACCCTTGGGGTAGACCTCGCCACGCCAAGTGTTGGCCAGGCGCTGACCCAGGCCTGCACCGGTGATCTGGCTGCGCAGCTCGGTCTTTAGGCCATCGGTCGCCTCACGGATGGAATGCGTGACCGCTTGCTCGGCAATGCGCACTTCGTCAGCCAGAATCTGGTCCAGATTGCCGGTGAGTGCCGCCACGAGCTTCACAGCGGTGCTCCGGTCAACGTCCAAATCAAGCGATCTCGATCCGCTAAGGGTTCACCCACCACCTGGTAGATCTGGCAAGCAACCGTGAAGCGCTCGCCCTCACGCGGCGAGGCCACATCGCGGGCCATCACATCAAAGCGGTGGGTGGCCAGTGCCAACCGGGCGTCACCAAAGGACTCGACGACATCGGCCTGTTTGGCGATGAACCGCGTGGCGATCTCTCGACCATCGGCCAGCCGGTAGGTGCCGGGCACCCCCAGCCGGGCGAAGAGCCGGTTCACCGCGCGATCAAAAGCGGCTTGCATCGGATCAGGCGGTCAGCTTGATCAGCACGCCCGGGCGGTGGCACATGGGCAGCGGGTTGCTCTGCGTGTGCAGGTCGGTGCCACGGTCGAACTGGCGCGGCGCCTGCTTGGCGTACAACGACTGGCCCAGCGTGTTGACCGTCTCGTTGAAGTCGGCTGGCGCAAAGTAGGTGCCGAAGGTGTCGACCGTGCCGAGCGGAAAGGCATGGGCCTCGCCTGCGGCAATGAAGCGACGGGTGCCGAGATCCCCATTGGCCTGCAGGTAGGCGGCCTGGCCCCGGTACTCTTCGAAGGTGACCCCGGCGTAGGTGAAGCCCGAGCGCACATCGTTGATCAGCACCGCGCCTTGCTGCCAGTTGGTATACGCGGTCTTGACCTCCTTGTGGGTGGTCAGCGCCCGGAAGAATTCGGGCGAGCACAGCACATGCACACCTGTCATGAATTCGCCCTGCAGCGCGTCTTCGATCTTGGTCAGCAGGTCGTAGCAATGGCCCTTGACCTCGCTGTTGGCATTGGCCAGATCGAAGTTGACTGACTGCGGCGTGATCTGGAATTCGTTGAACAGGTTGCTGATCACGCTGCCATCGGCATCCAGGATCTCACCCTTCAGGGCCCCCATTCGCAGGTGCTCGAGCGTGATGGCGTGCTTGTTGCGCATGGTCTCCAGGTGCCGAGCCAGCACACCAGAGATCGCTTCCATCTCGGTCTCCGAACCGAAGGCACGGATACCCTGGACTTCTTCGGGCAGCACCACATCGTCGTGTGGGATGTGGGGGATGACGAAGGAGCGCAGCTTGCGTTTGCCGCGCTCGCCGACTGTGCCGGGCGAACCAGGCGGCTTGGTGGGCAGCAGGTTCAGGCGACCGGCGTACTCCTCCACAATGATCTGGCGGGTGCGCACATGTTTGGCCGGAAACAGGTTAAGGGCCTCCAAGCGACCGTAGCGGTTGGGGATGAGGTTGATGGCAGCGGTGAGGCTGGCCATCGAGAAACCGGGGTTAAGAAACGGGTTGTTCATTCGGGGCTCCAAAAATGACGAAACCCGCGCAAGCCAGACGGCCGGGCGGGTTCGGGGGGATGAAAGGACGGATCGTGTTTATGCGGATTCACGCACCAGCACACCGCGCTCGGCCAGCTGCTGCTCGTAAGCCGTGCGCTGGGCGCCGGTGAGCGCGATCGGCCAGACCAGCGCGGTTTTGGCCACGATGGCGTGGCGGGCGATCAGGATGGCGTCGCTGCGGTCGGCATTGGTGGCATCGATCGCGTTGGCCAGCACCCCAATGGCGGACTCGGTGCCGTCGTTGGCGGCGGGGTCGATGGCGTAGTGCTTGCCATCGCTGGCATTGCGGCCCAGCAACGTGCCCAAGGGCAGGTTCTGGCCAGCGGCGATGGTGGCGACGTCACGCGAGTAACGGTTGGGAGCTTCGTACTTCAAGAGGTCGCCGAGGTTGTTTTGTTCGGTGATGGGGGTCATGGTTCAGTCCTTTCTGAGTCGGGTGCGTCAGGCCTGGGCCGTGAGTTTTTTGACGGCAGCCACGATGGGAGATGCCTCCGGGCGGTCGAGGTTTTGGGTACCGGCATCCACGGTGATAGTCGAGCGGATGTCATCGGACTCAGAACGTGCCGCACGGGCATCAATGAGTACGCGCCGGACATCGGCCTCGGTCTTGCCAGCCGCGATGAACTCGGCCGCGCGGTCTGGGCAACCGGCCAGCAGGCAAACCTCGGCAATGGCCTGGGCAGCCTGGGTCACTTCGCGACGGGCTTCAGCGACCAGCACTGCGGCTTCGTCGGTGCTGATGGTGTCGACGGTCTCGATCACTTTCTGTTCTTCGTTCATGGTCATTTCCTTCTTCAAGGGTGCCGCCTCAGCACGGATGACGCCCCGCACCTGAGACGGCGAATGGTTACGGGCGTTGATGAATCGATGGAATTCGCTGAGAGTGGCCTCCAGCGTCTGAACACCATCGGCGAGCCCCTGGGCCACGGCATTGCTGCCAAAGAAGAGTCCTGCCTCGGTGGCACGCACAGCGTCCAGATCCAGGCTGCGCATGGCAGCCACGTGTTCTGTAAAGATGGAATACAGCCGATCCACTTCGCCTTGCAGCTCGGTCTTGGCGGTATCCGATAAGGGCTCGTGTGGCGAGTAGTCGTTCTTGTGGGCGCCCGCCGTGATGGCCGTGAACCGGTAGCCGTCCTTTGCATCCTTGACCGATTGGTCGACATGCAGGGCGATGACGCCGATCGAGCCGACCCCACCGGTTTCGGTCACGAACAGGCGCTGGGCACTGGCGGCAATCGCATAGGCCGCTGAATATGCGGCGTCATTGGCCACGGCCCAGACAGGTTTGACCGCAGCCACCTCGCGCACGCGGCGGGCCAACTCGAAACTACCCGAGGCCTCGCCACCCGGGGAGTCGATGTCGAGCAGGATGCCGCTGACCTGCGGGTCTGCCAGCGCTGCATCCAGC